TTTGTGCTCATTCCTAAATGGTATACCACGTGTCAAGTAGTGCTTGACAACTGATTGACTATCGTGATATAATCGCGCCATGAACATCTTAAACGGCAAATGGTTATACAATCCAGCTTGGTCACTCGACGACGATACCGAGGAATCCATCTGGCAAGACTCGTCAATCTCCATGAAGGCTAAGGGACTCTTTGGCTACATGCGCAACAAGCCGTCTAACTGGGACTTCTCCTGTAAGCGTATAGCTGGAGAGATGCGTGACTCCATTGATGCCGTACAGACAGCCATGAAGGAGCTTTAGGGTTTCGGCTACCTAGATCGTGTCAAGCTAGGCTCAGGGAGGCTTATACACACCATATCGTCGTCTCCGTACATTGGCATTGAACCAGAGATCGAGAAGTCTCCCCTTGACAGATACGATATTATCATGCACGTTGAGGACTCACTATATTCTTAGATAAAATTATGATTAACCTACTACACGGCGACTGCCTAGAGCAGATGAAAACACTAGATGATAACTCGGTTGACTCCATCGTGAGCGACCCTCCCTACGGCATTAGCTTTATGGCTAAGAAGTGGGACTATGACGTGCCAAGCGTGGAGGTATGGAAGGAGGCTATGCGGGTACTGAAGCCTGGGGGTCATGCGCTGATTGCTTGCGGCACACGGACACAGCACCGAATGGTGGTAAACATCGAGGATGCTGGTTTTGAGATTCGCGACGTGGTGAGCTGGATATATGGATCAGGCTTTCCAAAATCGCTCAATGTTTCAAAAGCGATTGACAAGGCGGCAGGGGCAGAGCGTGAGAAAGTTCCAAATCCACGAGCAAAGCAGCAAACGGCAGCCATCGGAACTAATGTTCTTGGTGATTACAATGCTTGCGACACAATTAGCCCCACACCCGCAACCGATGCAGCAAAGCAATGGGACGGCTGGGGGACAGCACTAAAACCAGCATGTGAGTTCTTCACCCTATGCCGCAAGCCACTATCAGAGAAGACCATTGCAGCGAACGTGCTGAAGTGGGGGACTGGTGGGATTAACATTGATGCGTGTCGGGTGGAGGGCGAGATGGGAAAGGATCGCTCACTTAGCACTCCCCGTAGAACCGACAATACCAAGTTCGGTAAAGCTAATGAAACAATCAACCCCCAGTCGCCACTAGGCCGCTTCCCAGCCAACCTAATCCACGACGGCTCGCAGGAGGTGCTGGAGCTGTTTCCTGAGACTGGCAAGAGCAGTAAGCGACCACCAACAGGAAAGCCGAAATACACAGGGACTGATGGTGACAGTAATGCCATGAAGGGATCGTCAACTATTGATAATACGGTGCGAGGACACTCTGACAACGGAGGCTCCGCAGCACGCTTCTTCTACTGCGCTAAGGCAAGCAAGAAGGATCGCAACGAGGGTCTACCCACTATGTCGGAAAACCATGAAAGTTCCGAGAAGGTGGGCAACACCCACCCCACAGTCAAGCCCACAGCTCTAATGGCCTATCTATGCCGCCTCATCACCCCTACAGGTGGCGTTGTCCTAGACCCTTACATGGGTTCAGGTTCAACAGGCAAAGCCGCTGTGCGGGAGGGATTCAGCTTCGTAGGCTGCGAACTAGACAAGGACTACTTCGACATTGCAACAGCACGCGTGAACAATGAGGACGACTAGATGTGCTTAATCTAACCAACCAAGCAGCTCGAAAGGGCTGCTTTTTTTGTGCATAGTGAACAAAGTAAAACAGTAGCTTCCTTATCCCCCTAAACTTGGAATACTTGGAATATTAGAATTGAGGCCATAGTCAGTCGGTTACGTAAGTCCTTATCTATAAGAAGTATAATAAATATAACAAGTATTCCAAGTATATAGGGTATAACAAAGAATTGTTTTTGAGAAATTGTAATATAACAGCAGCAGATTTAACTTAATGAGACACATTCTCAATTGGTAATTAGTATATACTATAAGTATTGACTTTCATGAGATCGTGTCGCAACTTCATATCATGACTACTGAAAACAAACGTGCGCCATACATACTTGGCTCTGATTCAAAAATGAGTTCGTTTAGATTGCCGGCTATTACAATTCAACAGTTAGTTGAGATCAAGCAGATCACAGGCAAATCAAAGACACTCATCATCGTTGAAGCAATCGACGCAATGGCGACAACAACAAAAAACACATGAGCCATTTCCAAATACGAGACAACGACGCGGCCGATTGGAGACATCCAGTTGATCACATAGAGCCAGAGGAAGATCCAATCAACAAGACGGCCGAAGCTCTCAAGGCTGTCGTGCTGTGGTTGGTACGTAATGACAACGACCTGCCCTCACATATCGGCGCTCGATGCCTTGTCTTAAGTGTGGCACTTGGCATTGATTGTATCACATACGCAGAGATCGGCCGCAGGGCTGGTATTACTCGCGAGGCTGTCCGGCTTATGGCCAAGGAATTAGAGGACACATACGGCCTGCGATCATCTAACTCGCGATCAGACTCGACACGCAGGCGCTGCCAGGAGGCTCGGCAGGAGTCGCTAGGTCTATGAGGATTATGAAAATCATCATAAACGAGAATCCACAGAAGTATTACTACGGGCAAACGAATCCGCTAAAATCGGAGAATCCATGTCCTTTACCAAGAGAGACTAAACAGCTAGGCAAAGGCCGAGGGCTACGCGCATGGGACTTATTGAAGGATAAACCGCGATTCAAAGTAACGCGAACGCAGAAGGAAGTGCAGGAGTGTTGCCGACCTTCGTTCGATCATCCTAAGATATTGCACATCCTAATTGATCGGGCGGCTGGCTACGGATCAAAGAAGTTGGCTGCGGCACATGGTGGTAGTCATACTCCTATTGGGAAATTCTGCCAGTCGATGGGATTTGATGTTATTAAGCCGCATGAGGTGATTGATCAGCAACCAGACCCCAAACGTTTATCACTTAAAGAAAGGGCAATTCGATTGATGGAGGCTGAGCGCGTATCTGATTTGAAGTCTATAAGGAAGTTTGACGAGGATAAACATTGGGGAAATCATTTGGCAGTTTCTGCATGGAAGTCGATTAATAACTATTACATTAAGAATCCAGATAGGCCAGTATACATGACAAACGAAGAAAAGAAGCAGAGCGCAATAGATTCAAGGCGAAAACGCAGACAAGACCCGATCAATCGCATGAAGGATAATGCGGGAAAGAGATCACGGAAGTATATCAAAACGCCTGGATTAAGCTGGGCAGGTTTCGGATGCACATCAGACGAGTACCGGGCGCACATGGAGAAGCAATTTACTAAGCGGATGACGTGGGACAACTACGGGACATACTGGCATGATGATCATATTCGACCAATGGCATCATTTGATTGGTCCGATCCAGAGCAGCGAAGGCAGTGCGAGCACTACACAAACAAACAACCACTTGAGGCCAAGAAGAACATCGACAAGTCCGACTCATGGGACGGGCAGCTCGGTTTCAACCACATGCTATGCGCATAATATCCTCTCAGCAAAAAAGGAATCTTTTACGTTTGGAGGCTTTTGGGGTAAAGCGCCTTCCGATGTTTTTCAATGAATCATCATTTTTCAAATCTAATATATATTAAGATAAAATAAATTTTACTTAACAATGGCAAACAAAACACAGAAGCAATACGCAGAAGATTGGGGCGTCGTGCTTGCGACTTGGAACAAATGGAAAGAATCGGGAGCGCCGGTCGGCAACGAGAAAAAACTGGCGCACTGGCTACGGCCAAAGCAGCGACTCAATAAACGGACGCGCGAAAAGATGGCCGAGGTCGGAATCAAAACGACGACGAAAGCGAAGCGCAAAAAGGCAACGGCCAATATTGAATTGAAGGCAAAGACGGCTGAGGACTTTCGCGACCATTACAAATCGCAACTTGATAAATGCATCCAAGATGAAAACGTCGATCCGATTGAGGTAAAGTTCTGGTCCGAGCTATTTTTAAAGCAGGACGAATCAATACGGCGCAGCGAGATTCACGCGGCCAAGCTGGGCATCGACAACGGCACCGTTCTGCCACGCGCCGAGGTGGAGCGAATCTTGCGCGCAGTATTCTATGCGGGCAACGCATGCACACAAGGCGTATTGACTTCAATCTGCGAGCAGCTTGTGGGATACGACAAGCCTGGCGATTTGTTCCACGCATTGAAACCGGCTGTTGTCGGTGGGCGACTATTCTCGGGACTTGATAAAGTTATGAATACGCAGGGCGCACCGAGCGTGCCAGATTGGGTGGTCGATTGCGTCAAGCTTGAGGCGAAGCAATACCTTGGCAACTCTGAGGCACTTTGGACGAAGGGAAAATAAACTTCACTTTATTTGCAGATTGTATTGACAAGGGTGCATTGCACCTACAACGTAAAGATATGAACAAACCAAAATTGGCAATTAGTTTTAGTGGCGGGAGAACATCTGCTGTGATGACTAAACTCTGCGTGGATAAGTTCTCGGAGACTCACGACATCGCAATCACCTTTGCCAACACTGGCTGCGAGCACGATAACACGCTTAAGTTTGTGGACCAATGTGATAAGCACTTCGGGTGGAATGTCGTGTGGGTTGAGGCGGTGACAAATCCTATCAAGGGTCAAGGCACTCGACACAAGGTAGTCACCTATGAAACAGCGTCCCGCAGCGGAGAACCTTTCGAGGACTACATTAAGAAAGAAGGATTACCTGGGCCGTCCAATCCTGGATGCACTACCAGACTCAAGGAGCTTCCAATGAATTCATACCTGAAGCGCGAGTTAGGGTGGTCTGGATACTGGACGGCAATTGGCATTCGTGCTGATGAGATTGACCGTGTATCTGAGAAGCGTATCGAGAAGAAGTTTGTGTATCCGCTCGTTGACGCTGGCTGGACGAAGGAGGATGTCAAAGCTGAGTGTGCATCATGGCCCTTCGATCTAGACTTGAAGGGGGAGCACTACGGTAACTGCACATGGTGCTGGAAGAAGTCGCTGCGGAAGCTTATGACTCTGGCTAAAGATGACGTGTGGTTATTTGAATTTCCTCGC